AGACCTTCTTCACCAGATAGAAGTAATGACCTAAGAGTAGAACGGATAAGGTCTAGGTCTTCATCATAACTAGAATGGACACTCTCAGGAATATCTTTCTTTGGAACTATTTCATTCATAATATGTCCAGCAGGTTATTGTGTATATGATGCTATTTATACTGCAACAAAAACCAATCACTTATTCCTATTCCTCTGTTACTTGATGCCAAGACTGCGTTTCTTCATCCCATAAATAAAAATTACCATCATCAGGATGAGCTACGGGGGGTTCCCATAAAAATGATTCTGTGTTAAGTACCCAACTAGGATATGGTTGTGGTCCGTAAAATGCGTCTAGTTGTTTGTCGTAATGACCACCCGGCACTGCATAGTTTTTTCTCATCCTAGCTTCATCACCGTTAATAATGGATTGATCAGCTACAGGCTGTCTAGTTTGAGGATCATAATAAACTCCTCCCCGCATATTATAACTAGTCTTTATCCACTCACCGGGAGATGAGTCAACAAAGGAATTAAAAAACTCAGGCTCAGCTACTATTACGTTTAGTACTTCACCTTCATTTACTTTTGCGTAATGTGACATTATATTCTATACCTTATAATTACTATTCCTGAGCCACCCGAGCCACCAGTAGTATTTACGGTGGTCGCACAGCCACCACCCCCGCCACTTCCGGTATTTGCTTGACCGTTATCACCATTTCTAAGAGCAGCAGACCCCCCTTCGTATCCACCAGCACCTCCGCCGCCAGAACCTCCAGAACCTCCAGTAGTTGTGGATCCACTACCACCTCCTCCGCCACCAGCACGGGTGACAGAGCTTCCGGTTATAGAACTTGCTACGCCACTGCCTCCGGCTCCACCTACACCACCCGTTACACTTGCACCGGCAGCACCAACAGAACCTGCTCCTCCACCACCGCCAGCAGATGTGTTGTCACCTCCTGCATAAACTTGACCGTTACCTCCTGCATATCCTTGACCAGATGTTCCAGCAGATGCTGTTAAATGTCCGGGATTTTGACTGTTCTCAGCCCCTCCTCCAGATCCTCCGCTAGTAGAAGTGCCACCGGTAGTGCCATTCCATTTACCACCTCTACCACCTCCTAGGCTAGTGATAGTATGAAAAGTTGTATTACCACCATTGGTATGAGCAGTAGAGGTTCCAGTACCACCTGCTGCACCTGCTCCTATTGTAACGGCGTAAGATGATCCATCGCTCAGAGATAATTTAGATTCAGCCGTACTTCCGCCACCAGAGTTTTCTCCGGAAATACTAGATCTATATCCTCCAGCACCAGATCCACCACCTGCGGCGTGCTGATAAAATCCTCCACCGCCGCCACCACCACCGGCAATCACTAGATATTCTACGTCGGATAAATTACCATTAGGTACAGAGAACGTGCCAGAAGACGTAAATACATGGACACGGTATCTTTGACCACTAACATTTATATCACTTTCAATACCGCCTACACCTACACTGGAACCAAACACATTAGTGGTAGCGAGAAGAATAGAGCTCATTAGCTTACATCCGTTCCTGTAACAACGCACGTATTAGAAGCAATAAACGTGATTGTTGTCATAGACCTAGCGCCTAACGTCAAGGTGTTATTGTGTGTGTCGTTGTTATCAGCACCAAGTCTCATAGATGTTACCGTAGCACCATCCTCTAGGGTTACAGAACTAGTCGAGTTGTTATAAACTGCCATGACTGTGCCGATAGCAGGAGCGCCCAGAGTGATGGTCGAAACACCACTCGTTAGTTTATATACGCCTTCGTTAGAAATAGTTGAATCGGAAGTAATCTCTGTAAAGCGTGGTGTTCTCACATCACTGACGCTATCACTTATACTGCCAGTAGCAGTCACATCTCCATTAGTCTCAAGCTCAATATTGTTTGTGCCTGATGACGGATTCTTTAGATTTGTAGTTGCTAATGTACTCATTTTTTATTACCTGTTCTTTGTAACATATTTATCATTGAAACGTAATCGTATTTGTGGATGTGCCAGTGCTTGCAGTGATAGTAATTAATGTGCCATCAACGCTGTTATATGTGACCTGCTGAGTTGCACTTTCGGTTAGTTCCGAACCGAGAACATAGCTGGTGTAGTTAGCAACAGGTATCCAGATTTTGAACACGCCGGAGCCACCACTTTCACCGCCGCCACCGCCGCCACCAGTATTAACAGTGCCCGGCGTTGCTTCTCGGTTGTTAATGCTGTTTTGTTGTCTGAGTCGTCCCGTTCCACCGCCACCAGTACCACCATTCCCTCCGGTTGCAGTGCCACCTTCGGCGTTAGGGATGTAAGCATTGCCACCCCCACCGCCAGCGTAATACTGTAAATCCACAGCCCATTGTTCACCAGCACCGCCATTACCTGCTGTATGATTAGAACCACTACCAGAAGTACCATTACCACCAGCGCCACCGCCGCCACTGGCAAAGTAGCCTCCATTATATTGAGATGCGTTGGCACCATTGTTACCGTAACCTGTTATGTTAGTAAGGGACGGGTAACTATTTTGATTACCCGATCCACCAGCCTTAGTGCCGGTGCCTGCACCAGATGCACCTCCACCACCGGAACCGCCAGATTGACCAGCATCAACATTGTTGTAGGCATACCAAGCGCCGCCTCGACCACCACCTGTTGCGGTAAGAGAATTGAAGTTGAAAGTCGAGTTAGCGCCGTTTGATTGAGTAACACCACCTGCGCCAATGACAACAGAATATGAGTTTCCAGTTAAGAGAGATTGATTGGTTCCAACAACCATACCTCCAGCGCCACCTCCGCCGGGGCCGACCGAACCCTGTCCGCCGCCACCGCCACCACCAACAAGCAGGAACTCAGAGCCAGAGATAACGGACCTTGGAGACATAATCGGTGTCCATGTAATTGTGCCGTCATTGTTAGATGCATCTCCGGGATGTGATGTTTCTGTTGCTACATTAAACGAGATAACATGGTCACCACCTGTCATGGTTGGGTTAGGTAATGCAGAGGTAGGCGGGGTGAAGTTAGCAGTATACCGAGCGACGCCTTTGGTAACTCGAACTTGCGTCATCTGTCCTGTTAGCTGACCGGCATAGTAATTAGCTGCACTTGAAGTTGATGACGGGTCGTACCCTAAAACAGGATTGACATTAGAATTGAACGTCAATGACTGGGTACTGGTGGCGTCTTCATCGCCATCTACAAACATTCGTATGGTGGACCCGTCATATGTCAGGGCGACATGATACCAAGTGCCAGCAGAAAGGACTGTAGTTCCCTCTAGATTTCCCCCAACAACGCTGTCCTTAAAAAACCTTAGTTTTCCGCTTGATTCCACCCGAAATAAAACAAAGGTTTTACTGGCGTCGCTGGTTCGATCAGAGTAGAGGAATTGTGCGTCATCCAATGCGTCTAGTTTTACAAACATCTCAATGGTGAACGGACTGTTGCCAAACGGGATTGGTGAATTGGATACCTGAATACCGGTGATTGCAGTCCCTGCTGCTCTGTTAAAGTCGAGAACGTCCACGGTGTTCCCGAACGGGTCAGTCTCATTAGATAAAGCGGTGTCGCTGCCGGTTTCCGTTACTGTCTGGTTTTGAATTGATAAGTCGGTGGTTGTCGAAGTGCCATCCATGAGTAGAACTACATCACCAAAATTAGCATCGGCTGTGTATACACGTGTGTTCAGATAAGATGCTGTGCAGTTACTAGCAGAGCTTACGTCGTGTGCCAACTTGGTAGCATTGTAATTTGCCTCTTTAGGAAGTCTTAAAATAACATTACCAGAGCCACCATTACCACCTGTACTTATTGTAGACGATGCAGCATTGTATCCAGCACCACCGCCGCCACCGCCATATTGAGGTCTACCTGATGTTGCTGCCACAGTTGTAACGGTGCCATATGAAAGACGTGTAACAGAGTTAACGCCACCATCACCACCACCAGCAACTCCAATGCCATTATCTGTGCCGCTACTAGCACGAATACCACCACCACCACCGCCAGCTCTAGATACTAAGGTTCCGGTAATTGTAGAAGCAAGGCCAACGCCGCCGTCTCCAGCCGATGCAGTAGATGTTGATCCAGCACCAGCGCCACCTGCACCGCCACCACCACCGCCTACATCAACAGTTACAGTACCACCACTAAAGCCTTCTCCAGTAGTTCCTGAACCATGCCTAGACCCGCCAGCCGCAGGATAAGCGCCACCACCGCCTGATCCACCATCCCTTTCAGTACTTCCGGTATAGTTAAAACCTTTACCGCCACCACCGCCAACTGTTGTTACAGTAGTGATATCACTTCCTGAAATGCTAGAGGTTCTACCTTTATGGCCTCGTAAATTAGCAGATGAATTCCAACCTAGACCACCTTGCCCACCTTGACCTACAGTAATAGAGTAAGCAGTTCCGCTAGTCATAATCAAAGCAGTTTCTAAAGAACTTAATCCACCAGAGTTTCCGCCAGTGCCGTCAGTGCCAGTTCCCCATGATGTACGATAACCGCCAGCACCTCCGCCGCCGTCGATAACACCACCGCCTCCACCGCCACCTGCAAGGATAAGGTAATTGGCAGTGCCATCCCACAGCTCGCTCTTAAAACTAGTCATCACAGGATATCCGAAAAGACCGAACATATTAAGAAACCGTTGCGCTTGTAACTAACAGTTGACCACTACCGACATGGCATAGTCCAATAACAAGATACTCGCCGCTAGTGCCATTAAGAGCAGGTGCTGTAGCGTCAACATACTTTGGTGTAGGTGATGCTGAAATAGTAAGACTGGCACTTGCAGCATCAATTACAATTAATGTGAATCCAGTGCCGACTGGTGTTGAACTAGCATTGCTAATTGTTACTGTAGTTGCGCCTGAAGCGGTTACAACTTGTGTTTGTGTAGACGATACATCCCATGTAGTCGAACCAGTAGACGTGCCACTACTGCCTGAGCCGATTCCACTAAGCGTAAAATTATCTGTTGAAAGTGAACTTCCTGAAATTGTAGTTGTCATTTAGTGTGTCCTTTATCTAACATACATTTCAACTCTCATAGTTCTGTTTTCCCCAGTGTATGATTGACAACAACCGAGGAAATCCCCAGCAGAATAAGCAATGTTTACACCTAACCGAGTTGAGTTAAGACCAATGCCACTGTATACATCGTTTGAACCAGCAGTTGTTTCATTGTTCCATGCAAATCCCCATCTAGCTCTTGCGCCTGATACTGCAATTGAACTTTCGTCTAAATTAAACCCATACTTTCTGTAACCTGACTGTGCGCTGAATGGTCCTCCCGAATGTCCTGCCCAACTAGTTACAGCAGCATTTTCTAAAAGATAGGTATTGTTAGAGGTATTGGTAAAATGATTTAACAAGGTTGTTGCTGACCCACTATTATAATAATCATTTTCATGCCAAGTCCATGCACTTAATCCAGAACCTAAAGTTCCTCCAAATGCTACAACTAGCGGTGCTGACACGTCAGGGAATCTTGCCATGATATCAGTTCCTGCAAAATAATTATAACTATTGTATTTTGCATCACCGTCATTCAGATTATTTTCTGTTGGGTTGAGGGTATTGTTAGTTTCCCAGTAACTTGCGGTATAATCAAATGTAGTTCCTCTAGTTGCCTTCATAGCTAACATCCAACCACCACCATCGTAACTACTATTCATTATACAATAAATCTGAGTAGGACCAACAGTAGGAAGGTCGATCCAATAAACACCATCTGTCGAGCTAGGAAAATCAGCTAAGATTTGTGCAGCACTTTCACCAGCAGTACCTGATGATAAACCATTTCGGCCACCACCAGCTAACCCACCACTCAACATCATCAACTGAGGAACACTCATTAGCTCACGTTCCCGCTAATAATCATGCCAGCAGAAGTAAATGCAATACATGTAGCAAGACCATAACCAGCAAGAGTGATAGTGCTGTTGTTTTTATCTGTGCCATCACCGGCAATGTAAACTGTATCAGTAAAGTTAGCATCAAAGTCGATAGTCATATCAGATGATGTTGCATTATGCAATGTAATGATATCACCAGCAGCAAAGTTACCTGCATTGATATTAATGGTTGTAGTGGCTGCTCCAGTAAGTCTAAAATATTTACCAGAAGAACTAGCAGCAATTGTTACAGATGTTGTGGAATTAGTTGTAACCTCCAGCGCACGAACATTACCCTGTGCATCCGTTACTGTGCTGCCTACTTGATAGGTATTACCGTCACCAGCATCTGCTGTTTTAATTTCTTCAAAACTAGACGTAGCACCTGATAAACGTAATTTGGACATTACACAATACTCCATTCTGATCCAGTTGGGATCGTTACTGTAACTCCACTATTTACTGTTATCGGTCCAGCAGTCATAGCATTCTTGTTTGTTGATATAGTATAGTTAGTAGTTACTGTCTGATCGTTTTCATAGAATACTTCATCAGTGCTTCCACCTGTAGCACCTGCTGAAATACCCGTAAGACTTGAACCATCGCCTTCATATGCTGTAGCAGTAACTGTTCCAGTTACGCTAACACCCGTGCTGGTAGTATCAAACTTCTTAACATTATCATGATATAATTCTACAGCCCCATTAACCTTAAATGCTGCCATTTGTTCGCTGTTATTGTACTGCATAATCTTTACAGCACCATTACCACGAAGTCTTAAATCACCAGTTCCACGATCATCAACATAACTGTGACTACCATCATGGTAAATTTCAAGATCAACACCAGTACCAATCTTAATCTTGGAATTGTCTGGCATGATAATATTATCTGAGTCACTGAAAGTAATATCACCATCAACAGTAATACTACCAGATACTTCAACGCCAGTAGATGTTGTGGCAATCTTAGCACTATTATCGTAGTATAATGATACAGCACCATTTTCTTCTGCTGTAAGATAGTTTTCACCAGTTGCTGACCATAGACGTAGGTTAGTCCCTTGTAGTCTAAGTTCTCCAGTACCAAAATCTGCGATACGGCTGTTAGCCCCATCATGGTAAATCTGAAGGTCGGGATTGGCACTATCACCAAACGTAGCCTTGACATTTTCAGCAAAATTTAAGTTGCCGCTTGTCTTGGTGTCGGCAACATCTGATCGTAAAAACTGATTAGCTTCTACACCATCCAATAAGTCAGCATTTAATCCTGAAGCAGCGCCGTCAACAGTTTTAATAGCAGTTAGAATTTCTGCTGCGGTTTGATCAGCAGTAGCACTTGCTTCAATACCTGCTAGCTTTGTTACCGCAGCATCATTATAAGCATTGGTGTCTGACTCACCTTCATATAGTGCCTTAATTTGCGAACCTGTTTGATCAGCTGTAGCTCCAGTTTCAATACCAACAAGCTTAGTAAATTGAGCATCAGTAAAGGCATTAGCCTCTGCTTCGTATAGTGCCTTAATTTCTGCACCTGTTTGATCAGCTGTTGCCCCTGTTTCAATACCAGCAAGCTTGGTAAATAGGGCATCAGTAAAGGCATTAGATTCACCTTCATACAATGCTTTGATTTGACTGCCTGTCTGATCAGCAGTAGCACTTGCTTCAATGCCATCTAGTTTAGTGCCATCAGTAGCAACATCACGTCCGTCCACAGTACCAGAAACAGAGATATCACCGAATACGTTTACGTCTTTATTAAATTCCCACTTGTCTCCACTTGAAACATACTGTAGAGTAGCAGAAGCACCATTAACAGTTATACCTGCACCGTTTGCTTCAGCAGCAGATGTAGCAGAGTCTGCTAAGACAATATTTTTATCAGAGATACTTACTTCTGTAGAGTTGATTGTTGTCTGAACACCATCAACCTGTAAGTTTCCAAGAATAACGACTTTACCAGTAGCATCCCCAACAGCAGCAGGATCAATTGTAAATACTTCAGGACCATCAATATATCCAGTAACCGAAAGATTTCCTCCAACAGTTACATTGGTTCCTAACTTAGCATCAATCTGAGCATCTACAGCAGAACTATCATGTGTGTCAAAGGTATCAATGAAAGACTGTGTTACAGCAGAGTCAATTTGTGCTTGAACAGTAACTTCATCATGTGTGTCAAAGGTATCAATAAATGCTTGGTTTACTGTAGATGTAATCTGGTTCTGAATAGCAACACTATCATGTGTATCTGTTGCAGCAATAGTCGTGTCAATTTGTGCTTGAACAGCAGCACTGTCATGTGTATCTGTTGCAGCAATAGTTGTATTAATCATATTTTGGACAGCGACACTATCATGAGTGTCAAAGGTATCAATGAAAGACTGATCAACAAAGTTGCGCACAAATGTCTGGTCTACTGTTGCATTAATCTGACCTAATACTGCTGAACTATCATGTGTATCTGTTGCAGCAATAGTTGTATTAATCATATTTTGGATAGCAACAGAGTCGTGCGTATCAAACCCATCAATAAAGGTTTGATCAATCTTACCCTGAACATAAGATGTATTAACAGTGCTAGTAATTTGACCTGTTATTGCTGCACTATCATGTGTGTCAAAGGTATCAATGAAAGACTGTGTTACAGCAGAGTCAATCTGATTTTGCACAGCACCAGAATCATAAAAAGTTCTTGTAGCAAGTTCAGCATTAATCTGTGCATCTACAATAGCACTATCATGCGTGTCAAAAGTATTAATAAATGTCTGATCAATTTTACTTTGAATATAAGAAGTATTGATAAGATTTAATGCTTCAGAACTATCCAGCAAATTAGGAGTATTACTAAAGTTATTATAATTTAAATAGTAAGAAGAATCATTTCCACCAAGAGTTACTGCATCACCACTCAAACCCGGAATAGCATCAATTTGTGCTTGAACAGCAGCACTGTCATGTGTATCAAACTGGTCAATAAAGGATTGTGTTACTGTAGTATAAATTTGGGATGCAACAATATTACTATCATGTGTATCAAGTGCATCAATAAAGGTTTGATTTACTGTTGCATTAATTTGACCTACAACCGCTGCACTATCATGTGTATCAAACGTATTAATAAATGCTTGGTCTATACTGTTACGGACATATGCTCCATCTATCGTAGAATTGATTTGTGATAAAGTAGCAACTTCATCATGTGTATCAAAGGTATTAATAAATGCTTGGTTAATAAATGCTTGAATAAAACTTTGATCAATAAAGTTACGAACAAATGTCTGGTCTACTTTAGAGTCAATATTGTTTCCTACAGCAATAGAGTCATGCGTATTGAAGGTATCAATAAAGGATTGTGTTACTGTATTAATAATTTGTGCAACAATTGCAGCTGAGTCTACAGTATCATTTGCAGCAACTGCAATGTCAATCATATTCTGAACAGCACCAGAATCATGAGTGTCAAATGTATCAATAAAGAGTTGATCAATTTTACTTTGGATATAAGAAGTATTAACAAGGTTATTTACATAACTACTGTCTACAACACTAGACACAAAAGAAGAATCACGGGACAGTGATTGAATATTACTACTGTCTAAAATACTTGGAGTATTTGTCAAGTTATTATAATTTCTATAGTAATCTCTACTATATCCATCTAACTTTACAGCATTAATACCTAAGTTATCTACAAATTCTTTAGTGACAATTGCTAAAATAGCAGGACTCTGCCCACCAGAAATAGTAGCGTTAATATCACTATCATTCAATGATACTTCAGTTCCGCCAACTGTGATACCGTCACCAACAAATAACTTTTTGGTGTCAGTAGTATAAACTAACTCACCTTGGGATAACTTAATGTTTAATCTATCTGTGTTTGATCCACGTCTTAACTGAAATGCCATTTAACCCTCTAATCGTCTAAACTGAATGTGCCAAGGTCGATACTTAAATTTGGAGCTCCAAACGTTCCAAAGTCAATTGGATTACCACTAGAAACAACAGATGGTTGAACTATTGTCTGGTCTGAGTCTAATCCTTCAGCTGGAATAATAAAGTTAGTAGTAAAGTCAATTGTATCTGCTGGAGCATTAGGATCAGTAGGTTCCACTGTAATTCTTTCAATCAAACTATTTGCGTCATCTGCTGGTAAGTCTGGATTTTTAAAGTCTACAATACTCTTCTTAATAATTTTAGCATCTGCAATAGGACCGTAAAAACTTGTCTTGATTTCAAAGTCTAATGTATATATAATTGTTCTCCTATTTTCCAGAGAACCTTCATAGTCGTCACTGAAAGAAGTTCCGATTAAAGTAATAGGAATATCTTCTGTAATATCAGCATAGTCACTAAACTGCTTCATAGTTACAGTATAGGATGGATTAAAGAACGGAATAATTTGTTCTAAAATCTGAACTGCATCTTCATTTGTTTTTGCTAGAATATTTAGTTGAAAATTGAGAATGTAGGGAACTGAAGTAAAAAACTTAGTTCTAACATTGGTATTAGATGCAACTTGTTTGGTAAAGTTGTTAGTCTTTGCTAACTGTCTAGTAGGGTCATAGTAAAGTGCAGTCATTTCGAATGCCATTCTAGGTAGCTTAACTGCTAACTTTGCATCTGACATATCTGCTGTTTCACGGATACGTTCTAAAAACTTTTGTCTTGGAGAATAACTCAAAGGAACTTTCATCTGACTTATAGAAGCACCAGAAGCATCCTTGCGCACCACATTTAAGTTATTGAACATTGTTCCAAATGTTGCTACAACTTTTCTAATCTTTTCGTGGTAGAAATGTACAAACATTATGTGGGTTCTCCGAATGGGTTACCTTCACTGAAGTCTAAAATATCATCGCCAAATGTCTCAAAGTCTTCATTCTGTGCACCTACTTGCTGTAATTGCTCACCAATAGAAGTAATTGTTTTTGTGATATTTGTTGTTTGACTTGTGATAGAACCTGTAGTAAACTCTCTAAACTTACCATCAGGTGTAGAAATATGTGCAACATACATCTTATCACTATCAGCATTCCAATCTACAATCTCTGCTGTAATAGTAGTAGAACCTGTAACTTGCTGGATAGTCTCACCAATCTGGAAATCATCTGAATCAGAGTTTTCTAGATTAAGAATGATTGTATTGCCAAGTTTTTCTAGGTTATCAATAACTTCAATAGAAGTGTCAAAGTTTTCATCGTTATACTCAAACAATTCAACTTCTATTCTATAGGTTGGGAGATTAGATAACTGATAGAATGGTTGATCGTCAATAACTCTCATGATTTCAAACACTTGGTTTGAAAGAGTTAAATAGATTAGATCACCTTCAAGTGGACGCAAGTGTTCTGGAAGATATGTTCCTACAGCTTGATGCCATCTTTTTCTAGACACATGCAGTGTTGCTCTGTCTCTAATCTCTACGCCAAACTTGCTAAAGAGTTCTTGATCACCATCAAAGTTGTCAACATTCTCCAAATACATTTCAATCTGATATGCTCTATCAAATGCGGATACTACGTCTTCACCAAAGATTTTATCTTCAGCAACTAACTCTCTAGGAATATACTGCACTTCTTGTCCATAAATCTGCATGGACTCTATGATAATATTTTCGTATAAATCCTGTTCAGATTTTACTGTTTGGGAGATGTATATGTTTCTTGCCATTGTCTACCCTACAAAGAAGTCTACTGGCAACTCATAATTTAACCTTACTTGTTCTTCAAGTCTAAGGATTTCTTGAGTGGCTTCTTCATAGATAATACGACCATTTAAAGTCACTCCACCGGGAAGTTGCATACCTTCAAACTTACTAAGGTTTGCTCCCCACTGTCGCTTAATTAGTTGTGTCAGATACTCTTTCAAGAACATATCGTTGTAAACATCTGTATGAGTTTCACCATCAACAATATTGAATGTTTCTAGTACAATATAATCTCCAACACTTAGTTGAGAATTACTATCTAAAGCACCATGAACATATAGTCTATTCTGAAGTCTATTAAAAGATATTTGTGGGTGACCAGTCAACTTCATATCTATCAGAGCAAGATATTGATTAATCTGCTCTAGGTATGCCAAGTCACCTATAAATGTATTTAAGTTGTAGATATCATTTAGAGCAATCTGGTATTTAACATCAAAGAAGTTTGCTGCTGAAGAACCACCACCACCAATGACTCCACCAAATGGCAATACCTTTTTGATAAAGTATACATTATCACTAATTGTGATATAACCATTAGTAAAGTCTTCTTGGGTGAGTTGATGCTTAAGGTATGTTCTTACAGTAGCATCAGAGTTATATTCTCTAAAAAATTGTAGTGCATCATCTAATCTATCTTCTAATTGCTGATCGTCTACATTGATTTCAATAACAGGCGCACCAAGTCTTCTGAGACAGTGATTTAATAATTCAACTCTTGAAGATGGACTAGCCATGTAATTTCCTTATGCATTTGGATTTAATGGATCAATTAATGAACTTGATGAATCCAAAGATTTAAAAACGTTTATTCCCAATTCAACTGGAGTAAGACCACCTAATGTTGCAAAAGTCTTTTTACTACCTACATTATTTATAAAAGTATTTGCATCAGTTCTAACAACTGTTAAAATATCAGAATCAAATCCTGCATCACTTGGAAAAAATCTATTAGGAAATTGAGGAGCTGCTCTTGAAAAATCAGTTAACAATCCAAAGTCAGATTCTACTCCACCTTCATAACGCAAATACGATCCATTGATAATATCATCAGTGTTAAGTTTAGTATTAGACTGATCTAAACCGCCACTTAAACTATCATCACTATCTAAACCAATATTAATAATTTTTTTTAATTTAGACGCCATTAGTTTATCCTAGTCCCATTTTTATCTTCAATAATTCTTCTGTAGTATTGCGGGGGTTTTTCGCTTATTAGGTCAGCATCTAAGTTTGATAGATTTTGAAGGTAAGTAGCATCAACTGTCTCATCTACTTTTGTATGAGACCTTGCTTTAGTGTAATATAAATTTGTGGCACCTTCTGGTAAGTCATTAGTGCTATCAATTTTTTTACTTGCGTTTTGTCTAGGGTTTCCCGATTTTCTAGCCATGTTTTTTTACCTTAAGTCCGTTCCAAGAGAATCATACATGTTAATTCTAATATTCTCTGGCGCATCACCACCAAAAGTATCCGCATCTAAATTTGGAAATTGTCTAATGTAGTCAGAATCTATATAACCAGCAATATCACTTTCTGTTCTAAACCTTGCATAAAATTTATTATCTGTTCCTTCTCTAATATCATCACCAGAACTCAGTTTAAATCCTACACTTTTTACGGGTTTTGTAGATTTTCTAGCCATTTATAATCTCCTATACTACCGTATATTTCCAGCCTGATGTGGCCCCAGTAGTCTGTGCTGCAATATTGCCATTTGTATCTAATATAACAATGTATCCACCTTGCCCGTTACTACCAACAACACCTGAACTAGCACCAGCACCACCATTACCTACGTTTGTAGGAATGCTTGACAGAGATGTTAAATTAAATCCGTTAATAGTAGTTTCAGAAAAATCACCCGGCGATCCCGAAGATAATATATTATGGCCTCCACAGTATTGCATAGCATTTAGCATAAAGGAAGAACCACCACCTCCACCAGCAACAACAGTCCCTCCACCATCAACACTAGAACCACCACCTCCATAGTATCCACCACCGCCACCAGCGCCACCTTGTTGATATCCGTCACGCCCATGACCATGATCTAAAGAGTTACTTCCAACTACATTTGCTTCATCATCACCTGTATTACCACCACCACTGTTTATGGTGCCGTTAACATACCCTTTTCCACCAGCACCACTACCACCAAGTGCAGCTGATACTGTAATTGTTCCTATCATGCTACCGTGATTACCACACTGATAATAATATGTCCCTGCGGCAGATGGGGTCCATGATACTGTTGCGTTTCCTGTAGAGCCTTGTCCAGTAGCAGCTGGAGTTGATACGTTACTACCACCACTTGATACTCTAATATAGAATGGGTGACTACCTGATACACTACTTAGATTGAAATTAATTGTATCACCAACATATAAACCTACTCCTGCGTTGTTACCACTAACAGAACCATTTCTATCAGTTCCACTAAGTGTATAGTAACTAGATGATGGTGCAGTTGTTGTTATATTATATGTTGTAACTTGAGAAGATACTCCCCCTAGAGGAATGCTTGATCCATTATCAGCAGGAAAGATAACGCCAAAGCCAAAGTCCTGTATTCCACCAGTTCCGGGTCCAGTTGCTGTTCCACCAGTTCCGGGATTTGTTCCACCACCAGTTGAAGCATTAAGAGTTGCACCTGTAGAAGTATTTACTAGTCCTGCATTACCACCATAAGCATTGGTATCAGTGCCGCCACCTCCTCCACCACCGGCCGCAGCAAGAAGAAGATTGCTATTAACGCCATATCCATTTGGATTAGAACCTAATCTAGTTTTTCTAACATCAGCATAAATGAAGCATGCTCCACCACCTCCACCACCAATAGCAGCATCAGAAGTTCCACCAGCAGTTCCACCAGTGCCGTTATACATGTAGAGAACATCTTCTTTTTCTAGATACGCACTAAAGGCAAGTGCAGCACCATTTCCACCTGCAAATCCACCATTACCAGCTCCGGCTCCACCACCGCCAAATAAGAAAAAGTGTAATAATCTTTTATTACTAATATTTCCTATAATACCCGGCGGTGTGCCAATAAGACTAATTGTCATTCTTAGTTATCCTGTGATTGCACTATCAGTTTGAGTAGAGGTTAAGATAATATCTTTCTCACCGTAGATAATACCACTAACAATTGCAAACTTACCAGCATTTACATTTAACTTATTCTCGTTTACTGTGTTAAGTCTTACACCGTTTGGAGTTGTCAGGGTTAATCTGTAATCATTAGAACCATGAGTGTTCTTGGCAAGGATAGTAAATCCAGCACCATCATATGTTGTTCCCGGACTATCAAAGACCAAAGACGCATCTGCATTGAATTCAATCTTTGCAACGTTACCACTATCAAATGAGTAGGTATCACCACTAGACAATGTTGTAACTCTTGGAACACCTAATCCTTCAACCTTAAGATTGCCACTAACAGTAAAGTTGCCAGTTGTTCTACTTACATTGATAGGTTCATCAGGAGAGAATACGTTAATTGCATGTTCTACATTAAGTTCAATTTGAGTGCTAGACAATGCATAGAATAGAGGTTGAACAGAAGTTCCCGGCTGAACAGACATTGGAATACCAGAGTCTACATTACCTGTATAGTAGTATTCTCCTGCTGATAATGCCAATGCAGGACTTACATTACCAGTTTCACCAAGGGTAAAGATACCGTTCTGTGCAATTCCAAATGTATCAGAGTCTACAAAGTCTACTACAACATGAGACGCAAGTTGATGACCAGAATCTGTAGCAAATGCTTTTACCCATCCTGCAACATCATCTTCATAAACTGCCTGACCTTCTCTCAATCCGTGATTGGACTGTGTTACATTAAATGAGTTGGTTAAGGTCTGAATAGTGATTACACCTGTACCCTGCTCATAGGATACACCATCACCAGTGACACTAATTGCTGCTCTAGCAAATGGTGATACAAAGGCACTATCAACTCTCAAATCAATGTCAGAATCGACCCGTCCTTTAGTGTAGTAAAGATGAGTATACTCAGTAGTATTCTCAGCAAGATTTGCTGTAGTAAACGCATCTAATACAATTGGTGCAGTCTTTATACTACCATCTCCAAGTATTACCTCAATAACACCAGTGCTAGAATCAAACCCTACACTGTCTACACCAGCAACTGCTGCTGTTCCAATACTATCAATCAATCCTTCTGCTGTAACAGTGACAACTGGAATTCTAGTTGAACTACCAAAAGCACCTACGTTGGCACCTAAAGTATTAGTGATAGACACTACACCACTTGTAGAATTATAACTAAGCCCTGCACCAGCATTTAAAGCACCTCTTGCTCTTGCAGTTGTATGATAGAGCTTTGTCGATCCCTCTGTAACATCATCTGTGCTGACTTGATTGGCACCTGTGCCAAAGTCAATCATACTTTCTTTAATACCATCAGCAGAAACTTGAAGAACGTTAGAGGAAATCTCTAAACCTGTTCCACCTGCGCCCAAGTTAATCTTGAGTTGATCAGTTTCTACTTTCAATCCAGATGTGCCACCAGCACCATCAGAAAGGTTTAGATCAATTACGTTACCAGTTTTTACCAGAGCATCACCAGCTTCAATAAATCCAGCACCAGAGAACTGTGTCCAGAGAATAGCATCTGTGCCTACATCAGTCAGACCAGAGTGAGAGGTGACATATCCGTTACTTGCGTTAACAGTTCCATTCTCAACAAATACGAATACACCACCACCAAGTTCACTGTCTTGGTCAGCATCTAATGCTCTTGTCAGGGTAGTGTTATTAACCCACTTGTAAATGCCGTTCTCAAAGGTGTTTGTCTGGTCTTTAACAAGCAATCTATCATTAGTGGTAAAGGTATGTCCGTCAAGTGCGTTCAATACACCTGTAAAACTAAATCCAGACCCTACAGCAGAGTCAGGACCAGCAGTGTTGTTATATGTAACTGTGCCAATACCACCAACACTAGCAAGATCAACAGTAGTTGCTGCCTTTACACCATCTTTAACTACCAGACCTTGAGATGTATTATCTACATATGCTTTTGTTGCAACATCTTGTGCAGAAGTTGGGTCTGCTACTAACTTAAGTTGCTGGTTTTCAAAAGAAATACCATCACTAAACGTAAATTTTACTTGAGTAGTGCCGAGCTCTTCATCACTATCATGTGCAATAATCTTCAATCCCTCAGTAGGTTTCTGAGAGTGGTAGTGGATTTGTAAACCTTCAGCACCAGTGCCTTCCAAGTGTCCAGCAATTTTACCAGTAGCAGATTCATAGATATCAAGCATGTTATCTACACGAACATCAAAACCTTCAATTAGAGCAGTAGAAGTTACACTATCAGTGTGAAGTTTACCCGAAACAGTTGTCTTATCGTCTTCAATAGTTAATCTATCTTCTCCATCAGCTTTGAAGATTAAGTTCCCAGTTCCAGTATGGTCTACTGTAGTTTGTGTTCCAGTATGCTTAATAATGGTATCGTTACCAGTACCAATTCTTAACTCATTACCGTCAGTGAATTGGATGTTAGCACCAATGGTGCCGTCTTGATCATTTCTTACTAAGGCAGATGCTTCTACACCGTCAACTTGATCAGCGTTAATGTTTAATGCATCTACAAATGTTTTGTTGACTGTTCCTGTAATTTTAGTGGCAACTCTACCATCAGTGTAGTAGAGGTTAGTGCCTTCACCAATGTCTGTGGTAGTTTTTGTTCCAAAGTTACTATCAAATCTATTACTAGTGTAGTAAAGGTTTGTTGATCCTTCAGTGACATTATCAGTAGTCTTTCTAGTCAAGGAACTATCAAAGACTTCATCAAATGTATCAAAGTTACCATATACACCAGTATAGGAATTAAATGAAGCTGTAGTGCCAGAGATAGTTGTGAACCTACCTGAGTCTGCATCTACTGTTCCAGAACCACCTGTAGCATCAACATTACCTGTTACATTACCACTAAGGTTTTTGGTAATGGTGGCAGGAAGTCTTAAGTTGTTAACTGTGCCAGCATTAAGGTTATCAGCATCTCGATAGTAACTACCATTTTGCCCATCAAGAGTGATAGCATCAATATTGTCTAGTTGCGCACCATCACCAGTAAATACCGACCCTGCACCAGCAGAGACGATATTACCAGTAACTCTTAGGTTCTGTTTTACTACAAAATCTTTAGCAGAATCAGCCATTTAATCTATATCCTATTAGCTAATAATTGTTTTATTTGTTTTCACTTCCAAAGTGCCTCTGCCATTACGTCTTTCGAAGAGAAGTCTAATTTGACCACTCCCAATAACGTCCGCTGTCAGGAAACCCATATCACTATCACCAGTATGGACAACACCAAATTCAGTAAATCCTACATCAGATTCACCATTAAAGGCTACTAATACAGTACTGATTTGTGTCTCATCAGGTGTTGTGCTTGCATCATGAATTCTAACGTCATATTTTACTGTTGAAGCATTACCAGTTCCAGCAGTAAAAGTATCAACTACTGCCAGAGCATTAGATGTAATTGAAACTCCTGTAGGAGATACTTCAGTTGTGTTAGCCCCATTTACAAACTTGACTTTATCTGTTACTTCAAGTGTTCCTGTTACTTTAACACCATTTGTTTGTGTAGTAAGTTTAGGAGCATTATCATAATAGAGTTTTACAAAAGAGTTTGGTTCTGCATCAATCATTGTTTCAGTGCCAGTAACGTTCTTAACTAAGAACCCACCTGTCTGAAGATGGAAGTCGCCAGTATTATTTCTGAATACAGCAGCACCACCATTATGATACATTAATAAGTCGGAGTCTGTACCCAAAATTAACTGAGCATTGTCATTCATAATTAACTGACCAGCAGTTTTTCTGCTTGTTACATCACTTCTCAGTAATTGGGAAGCTTGAACACTGTCAACCATGTCAGCATTGAAGTTATCTACAAGACCACCAGTCCATCTTACTCTACCAGTAGCACTCTTATATTGGAAGTGTGCGGGCCCAGTAGAGTCACCAAATGCTAGTTTTGCTGAACCTTTAAATGTGAGTTGTACGCCAGAGTCTACAACATCATCTACATCACTTCTTAAGAATTGTAGTGCATCTAAACTATCCAGCAATGCTGCATTGTCCGCCTGTGGTGCACCAGATGCCTGAATAACACCCGTTGGAGAGATTGTGATGTTGTTACCAGCAGAGTAAACTGAAAGAACATCATCTGAATCTACTCTAGTAAGGAAGAAAATACCAGTAGAACTATCATAGGAGAGACCACCAAATCCTGTAGTATTAGAAGCAGTTACAGAACTTCTTGCTCTTGCATCTGAATGATAGAAGTTGGTAGAGCCTTCTGGCAGATTGTCTGTTGTGCTAGAAGTTTCATCCAGAAGTTTATGCCACTGACCACCATGCGCAAAGTAACCTTTACCTGTTGCATGGACATGGGCAAACATACCATGATATGTTGCTGCACTTGGTAAAGCACCTTCCGTAGAATATACGTTAGAGAATTTAATTGGACCACTGATTGTAGCAGAGTCTGCTGTCAATTCTTGGATGTTAAGTCCAGCAAGACCAAATGTAGCATCTGTTCTGTCTACAGTTGTAGCAGGAACTACAGAGTCTAGTGCTGTGCTTTGATATTTACCAAAGAGGTAGTATTGTCCATTGTTAGCATCTCTAAAGAAACCTGTATGCTCTCTAGTTGATCCAGCATCAGGGGAGTAATGCCCAAAGAAACCAATGTCTACAATATCAGATGCTTCATTTCCTACTGCAAACTGAATAAGTGGATCAGACACTTGGAGTGTTGTAGTATTTACAGTAGTAGTTGTGCCAGTAATTGTTAAGTTACCAGTCAAACTCATATTGGTTGCAGAAATGTTTCCTGTTACTTCAACACCAGAGTCTACTACAGTAAGTTTTGAACTACCATTGTATTTAAGAACTGCATGGTCACTATCAACTGTGATTACATCATTACCGTGAGTATTACGGAATACATGAGAAGAACCTTGATACACATTAGATGATCCGTTATGGAAAATCTTAAGGTCACTATCATTACCGAAAGTTACTTTGCGGTTATCTGAGAACTGTAAATCATTTACCGTAGCAAATCTAGTGATATTTGAGTCTGCTCTAGATTCAGTATAGTAAAGGTTAGAACCTTCTGTAAGTTCTGTAGTAGTTTTATCAGAGAATAGTGTATTAAAACCAGCACTTTCTAAATCAGTAGCTAAGTCTGCAAATACTGCGCTATCTGCTGTTAAGTTTGTTAGGCCAGAACCATCACCAGTAAAAGTTGACGCTATTACATTTCCAGTAAAACTACCATAACCGTCAATGCCGACTGATGTTCCTACAAATCCACCATTTGCAATAACATTACCAGATGTTCTTATAAGAGTAGCTACAGTCAATGAATCACCAATAACAACAGAATTGAGACTAATGTTATTATTTACATTGAATTGATTTGTATTAAAAGTAACAGAATCGCTACTAGCTCTTACTCCAAAATTAGAGTCGAATACAATTTGATTATGATTATGATTTCTAGCATCAAGGTAGTATAGTGGACCTTCACCGTTAAGAGTAACAGCATCGTTAGAGTCAAGAGATACACCCCCTACACTTGGAACAAATGCATTTCTTGCCGCACTAAACACCAGCAGTTTACCACCATCAATGGTGTTGCCAAGTCCATCAGAATCATCTACATTATTTAAATCAGCAATGCCAAATTGATTTAGGTCTATACCGATTCTTCTTGCACCAGAATCGTTGTAGAAATTAAACCCACTGTCTAACTTATAAAAAGTTCTGTCGCCATTGGTAACCGATACAATAATAGAGTTACTATCGTTGGGCAGTCCAAGGCTAGGTTCTACGTCTTCTAATCTAAAAAAAGTATCGGGTAATTTTGAACTCTTTACTTTTTTACTTATTAAGTTAGCCATTTAGCGACTCCAAAATTCCGATAGTAGCTTTAAGTTTATTTTGCCCAGAAGATTGCATTTTTAGAATTTGACCAGTAGTTACAACTGTTTTACCAGTAGTAGCAGCTACAGCATCTCTCCCCGGAATATCAAATTGTGATAGCAACTCATTTGCAGGAGCAGCTGCTGAATCCTGAATAGTTAGACTAAGCCAGTATGCAGTATCAGATGCATTTGCTATCTGAGTAGATAGAATAATGCCTGTATACCCTTCAGGTGCCGTGTAAGCAACTGTAGAACTATCTTGGACAGAATGTGTAATAGAACGAAATACGTTTAGGTCAGCCATTGTTTTTCCTTAATCCTCTAGTGCAAGTGAGAATGGTGTAATACGAGCAAACAAACTTCTATCAAAAGCATCGCCTTCAATAGTGCCTGTTGATCTTTGAATTCTAAAGTTTTCACCAACTCTGAAGTCACCTTTCTGGTCAGTGCTTGTAACAAAGCAAAGTCCACCACGATCAGAATCTTGGATTACTTCGTCTGCTTGAATTGGAACACCTCCACGATATGGGAAAGATGTTCTAATATCTGTGCCTGTTCCAATCCACTCAAACGTGTGACCAGATGAAGACAAGGCACTTCTTCTATGGAAAGAAATTGAACTACTATCAGTAAAGGCAATAGTTGGTGTCTCTAGGAGTTTAATAGTACCAGTTCCTGTGCCTTCATTGTAAGATACAGAATCTACAGTGAAATAGTTAGTGTCTTCACCAAACTTGATAGCATCAGAAATGTTAGGTCTTTGTGGAAGGTTCTTTAGAGTGATATTGTTATCAAGAATATTCTGTTGCCCATCAACATTACCTGCATACAATGTAGGAGATACCCCTGTAGCCTTCAAACCAATGTTGCCGAATGAACTGTTTGAGTTTGTAATGGAAGCAAATCCACCATTCTCTGCAAGGAAACCATGAGAACAATATACTGTAAACACTGATACCAACTGACAGTAACCTTGGTTCTTCAGGTAAATACCTTTACCACCTTGGTTAATCTGTGTAAATGAGTCTACAACCATAGACCGAATACCGCCAGCATGGTTGCCATCATTTCTAATACCATCACCCCCAGCAGCAGGTTCACCATTACTATCTGCATACTTGTAAGTTCCATCATCATTTCTAGATAAGTCTGGACCTGTAATAGATGTACAGTTTCTAATGTAAGGAGAGTTTACAATGATGTTATTGCCAGCAGAGTCTGCTGGATTCCATGAAAATACTGCTGCTGGCTGCAAATGGTCTCGGAATGTAAAGTCGGAAACATATGCGTTGTTATAAACATAGAACATATCAGAAGTAAGGTTCTTAGGTCTGATACTTGTGTTCTTAAGGTTATCACCAATCAGTGATACGTTCTTTGGAATAATTACTGGATTATTGATTGTATACTCACCAGTCTTAACATAGATAGTAGACGCAATCTCAGGACCATCTAATACATCTTGGTATCTATCACCAATATCAAACAGTAATGGGTATGTCTGGTCAATATGAGTAACTACACCATTAACAATTGTTGTTGTATTTGTTGTAATTGAATCATAAGCAGATTTAGAAGGTGTTCCTAAAGTTGCTGTAGTCCAAGTTACTCTACTGTCAGCATCTGGAGTAATTCTGGTAAAGTTAGTTGTAAGGTGTGCATATCCTTTAGCAATTGCGTCACCAATCATTTCTGCTGATGCAACCATCTCTGATCTTTTGGTTGTAGACGGATAGTTAGCAGCAGTCTGTTGTGATGCTGTGTAATCTCCCGCATCACCAGAAATAGCCACTGTAGTTCCACTAAGAATATCAGCAAGCAGACTTCCCATATACTCATAAGCATATGCAGTAGCAGGAGTTTCAATCTCAGAAATTTGTGGATCACCGTCACCATAAAAGAAGAAGAATGCTGCATTGTCATATGCACCAGCATTACCAAGATACGTTGCATCATAGGTAAGTGCTTCTACAGCAAATCTAATGTCTCTTTTACACTTGACTTGATCGTAATTTAAAGTAGGATATAAGTCTTTAATCTTTTCATTAACTTCTTCAGAAATAAAGACTTTGTTGCTTAACAGAAGTTCTCTGGTGTATGCTGCATCATTTGCAGTAGCAGTAGCACCATAGTATCCAGCTACCGGAACTGGATATGAACCAGCAACTAATGCATCTGCATTGTCTCTACCATTTTGAACAATATCGGTTAACTCATCCCAATACCCATCTGCTCTAGATAGCATTGTAGCATTGCCACTAATCGCAGCAAGATCGTTTGTAAGGTCTTTTGCTTTACTCAGAGAAGTCAGAACTTCTGTCAAACCCTTAGTGTATGATCCAGCACGACCTTGGAAGACTTGGTTAAAAGAAGACCCCAAAGCAACATCATACTTTGAAGCACCTACATAGAAGTTTAAATCTCTTCTAGTTTTATTCTCAATTTCTGAACCTTCAGCACCATCAGAGTCCAGTAGAGCATTACCTCGTCTAACAGATGCTATTTCTAATGCCCTGTCAATGGTTTTAAAGGACCGTGCAAGAGATGTTCCGTCATTTTTATCATCACCGTTCTTGGATACATAAAAGACGTTTGTAGCAGCACTAGTGCCATCAATCTCTTTGATAGTGACTTCACCGTCACGACTTTGTTCAAAGAAAATTACGCCATCATGAGTGTTAATCGCAAGTTCACCAAGAACTAGATCACTATCGGTAGGACGATTGCCAGCTACTGAACTGCGTTTCTGTTTAATAATAGCCATTTTTAAACCTTGATAAACTTGAATTTATATTTATTTATAACGATTAGAATGACCCCCCGTCAATGGAATCAACTTGAACACTATTTGCTTCTACAATACCTTGGACCTCTGCCGAATCTAGTCCTAATGCTCTGATGTCATCTGAGTCTAATAATTCTAAAATAACATCCCCAGTAAGACCATTAACACTATTGACACCTACAGTGATATCTGCTAATGAATTAAAAATAAAGTTTTCAGAGACACTATCATATTGTAAAAATCTATTGGTTGGACTTAAATTAGTTGTATCAACATCTGTTAATTGTCTAAGTGTTGCAGCAAGATCGTTTATAGGTCCAAATACAAAATTGTTTGCTGAATCATTATATTGTAAGTATTTATTAGTAGAACTTAACCCACTATCGTTAACGTCATTAAGTTGTCTAACACCAATTGATGATACACCAGTAGGGATGCCAGAGGAGATTTTTTTGACATAAATTGTTTTAGTCATTAGAATGTTCCTCCGTCAATAAGAAATGCTTCTGCTGCTAATGCTGATTCTATAGCAGAATCACTTACTATTGTTGTGCCAGTAATAACTCCTACACTATCAATAGTGATTCCGGCACCCGCAGAGTAAACTGTTCTAACATAGTCCGAGTCTGCAATAGATAGGACTTGCCCAGAATCAATCTGAGAAGTTGCCCCAAAAACATACCTTTGGTTTGCACTATCATATTTTAAGATTTGTCCATCAGTTGCAGTTGCAACTACATCTGTAAGTTCTCCTAACTGTGTAGGAACTTTTCTTGTACTTGCTTTAAATGCTCTAGCTGATTGAGTTACAGCAGGGGTAATCTCTAGGATGCCCTCTACAATACGTTCTGTAGTATCTGTGACAGTAGTAATTTCTACATCATAGAAGTATCTTCCAGCATCAATCGTATTAGTAAATGCTGCATCTAAATGAAGATTAATAATTCCATCTGCTGCTGGTGTTGCCACAGAATCTTCGAACTCATATACTACGTTAGAATTATATTGCTTTCTAAACTTAGCAGCAACAGATATTCCTGTCAAGTCACGGGGATTTCTATTTGCATCAACCACGTCAACCTGAAAGGTAGTATCTGTTCCTTGTTCGGCTGTTAATATAGCATACTCAGCCATTTATTGTATTCCTTAGTTAGTGATTATCACATCCTGCATAATGACGAATAATAGGGGACTTTCCATGTCCTAAATTTTCGCTGTACTGAACAACTGCATTCCACCTTGTATCATCTTCAAAAAAATCATGCTTTAAATATTTATATTTATCACCCTCTTTATTTAGCAACCACCATAAAGTAAATTGGTCGAAATTAATTAAATTTTTTGGGTATTGATTAACATCACCAGGCCACCATTCAAAGTTTGCTTGTTTCTTCCAACGGGTATACCAGTCCATCATAAATGGTTTTGCTGATGACTTGTAGAGGCATATTCCCCCATGATAGGTAAAAGTAACATCTCCACTTTTAATAAACGCAAATGCATACTTTCTATCTTCAGTAATTTTTGTCCAAAGTAGATCATTATCTTTAATTTGTTCGAATACTGTAGAAAATTCACTATTAACAATTTCCATATCCGCATCAAGATATAATGTAGTATCATAAGGGGAATTCGCCATAGCCCACATTTTAGTTCTTTTAGTTATCAAATGATTTTTATGTGTTGGAATATCAGTAATAACATTGTTAAAAATTTTAGATTTATTATCTATAAATTTTTGTTCTGTGAATAGTGTAACATTAAAATCTGGAGTATAATCTTTAATAGATTCTGCTAACTGACATGCAGAATTGTAATAGTATATCTTATTAGTTGCTACTACAATAATACCGTTACTCATTATTTTCTAACATTTTATTTGTATCTTCCCAAGTTGTCTCTTCTTCCAAAAAATTAAACCCCATACTGTAACGTAAGCAGTTGTTAGATGAAGCGTGGTATATTAATTTTTCAGGATAATCATAATTACCAAAGTAAAAGGTTTTTACATTCCATCCTTTTTTGTCTGGAATTACAACAACTTCTTTTTTATCTAAGTCCCAATATCTAAAGTCACCTTCACCAGTCGCAGACCAAGAGAACATAAGACCATATCCTGCTGCATTAGCATTATTATGCCAGCTACAATATGATTTAGGAGGATATAAAACCCCTAAACATTTTCTTTGAGAAAACATATACTCGACTAAATCAATGGTATATTGATGAATACCACTATCAATTTTATCACCTAAAGATTTACTTTCATAAGATGGTTGAAACTCTGGATATCCATCATGCATTCTACCACGATTTATAATATCATGCAAGTAATTTTCTGATAATTTTTCATCTTTTGAGTCTAAGTTATTAGATGTATGTTCAAAATTTATTTCAAGATCACTATGATTTAGATTTAATAATCTATCTTCTATTAAATCTAATTTAGAAAGCACATAACTATCGTTTACCTCAAGTGTCCTCATTATCATTTTTGTGTTCCATTTCTTTCATCATTAACATTACAGTAAGAGCTGTTGCCTCTACGTTAGATTTCGCTTTTCTAATTTGAGATTTAAATTCTCGATCATTAGATTCATTAATAGATGGAATGTTAAAAATATCTAATTTTGTTCTAAATAAATTTTGCAATCGAGTTACTTCTTCTTCTTCTTTTTCTCTTTCTGCTTCTTTTTTATTTTCTTGTTTTTGGTTTTCATTATGTTTTTTTGTCGATTCATCAATTTCTTCTTCAGAATAAACACTCATAATTGTATTGAAAAGTGGGTTCTCTAATTCTTTTTCATCATCATTCCACTTTTCAACAACTAAGTTTTGTTCTCTAGAAATCTTACCGATCTTTGAATGCTCTACAACTTCAATAGTAGATTTGTCATTGTTTAACCAGACTGGATTGTTATATTTCGCTCTCAAAATTTCATTCTGTTCTTGCATAGTAAATTAACTCCTAATTTTTTTAAATCTTTACATGTAAGTAGTAAGTCTCATTAATGAATTTGCTGGCAGATATGCTAGGACTATAGTATTTTATTCTCCGGTTGACACGTCGAACGTTATATGGTCTACGTTGAAGTTGGGGGGATCGGGATCCGCTCGGCACGCCCCGAACTCCATAAGAAAGGCGCTGGACGCCTTGGGTCGCTCTAAGGTACTGAGAAGAACGCCAAGAAAACCGACTGGAGAATGTTCCGGGACTTCCGGGACCAGAAGCATTAAGGCTTTCTTGGATAGCTCCAGCATGGACAATTGCGTTACGCAAGTCCATATATGAACCTATGTTTCTATATCCAGCTGGTGCAGTTGCACTTGTAGTAATCTGAAAATGTCCGGGTCTATTTTGCCCTTGGTTCGAAAAAATTCTATTTAAAAGACCTCCAGCAAAAAACTCTTGCATCTCCATATTGGTTGAGGTATCAGCATTACCTGCCATTGTACCAACACCAAGAAAAATAGCACCAATAGACCTCTTTTTAAGAAGTCTTAATCCACCATCAGGTCTTTTGCTTTTAATAAGTTGGTCCGTTTCAGAGTTATAGGTAATGCCAGTTTTTTGATAAATTCTTGCCCTTTCACTATAAGTCTTATCAGATGAGGACGCATCGAATTCTTGTGGAAGATCAAGAACCAGTGTCCATTCATCACTATCCAAGTAGGATAATTGTACAGCTTCTGCGCTATCTAACCCAATTGGCTCTCCGAAGGTGTCTTCGGCCATTTCAGTATGAGGAGCCATTCTATACACACCGGGCAAATCGTGCTGAAAGATTAAACTAATAATAGCATCTAGCGCAGCTGCATATGCAGGGTCAGAACCACCAGAGTCACCAATTTCTTGAAGACCCGCTAAAGTTCTGTCATATCTCAAAGGGTATGCAATCGCATCTCCAGAAGGAGGAACTTTTTGATTAACATTATTAGTAGATATTAAACCTAAATGTAATGTATCTGTAATCAATGGGCTTACTGTAGGACTAGACAGTACAGTTCCAGCTGTTTGATTAGTGTAATATGTGTCTACAATAGTGCCAACATATCCAGCGTCTCCTGTGCCTGACTTTAACTCCCATCTACCTTTAGAAGTAGAGTCAAATGTATCGGCAAGATATTGCCCACATTTTGCTGCCAAGACAATCAAATCATCAGAATCAGTCTCGATAAATTTAATAACACCAGTGCTAGTGTCTAACCGTAAAGGAAAGCTATCAGTTGTCATTTACTAGTTTCTCCAAAAGTCTTTTTATATCACTCACATCATTCTCTAATTTATTTAATCGTTCTTTATCTTGCTTTTGAGCAATCTTTCTTGCCTTAGCAAACTCTAATGCGGATTTATCTGTATTTATAATAGCCCCGGAAGTCTTATCTCTGACTAATCCGGGACTACCTTCAACTTGAACATAATCATTTTGCATAGTTTATGTGCCTAATGCAACTGCTCTAATGTCTTTAATAAGAGGAACCTTAGAAGAATTTTGTGACCTCATTACAATCTTTAATTGGAATGTAGTGAACGGAGAAAGGTTTCCTCCTAGACCACCAATAGTGTATTGATGCTCTCTAAACACGTCACGGTTATCAGACTTAGGTAAAACATTATCAATAGTTGCTTTAATGTAGTTTACAGTATCAAGTTCTACATCTGCACCCGGTTCCAATGTCCTGTAGTAAAGATCAATGTCTGCTACAGTAGGAACACTAGCAGCAACAAATACCTTAAGACCAACTGCTGCCTCTGCCAATCCTACAGGAATGGTTACATGTTTAGCAGCAGCAGTGCCGTCTGGATCAGTCTCTGCTGCAAACTCAATAGGGAAGTTTACAGTATTTGCTGCATCTACTGCACCATCAGAGTCTACAGGATTATCAATGATATTATTTACTGCGTCCAAAGATGCAGTTGTTAAGTCAATCAATGGAGATACATAGGTGTCATTTGTTGTAAGTGCAGCAGAAATTTCTACAGACTTTTTATTGGCACCACCAAGAGTTGCTTCATCTCTTTCCTGATAAGTATTTGCGACTACTCTAGGGTATTCAAATACAATAGTTTCATTAGGAATGAAATTAAACCCATTAGTAGGAACACCGTATGCTACATTAGTAGAGTCATTAGCAACAGGCATAGACACAAAATCAGTAAACCTACCATTAAATGTTGTAGTTGTAGCAGGAAGAGCAAAGAAGTCAATCACAGGAGTGACTTCATCCATAATAACTTGTTTCTCAATAGAAATACCTGCACCACCAATAAACTCAGTTCTAGTAGATACTGAGTCTGCTTTAAATGTCAGACTTTGTGTGTCTACTTTAGTTACAGTTCTTTCACCAAGCAAGCTTGCACCTGAAAGGTCTCCATAGTTGGTAGTAGAATCAAGTCCACTAAGTTCAATAGTGTCATTAACTGTATACCCGTGGTTAGGGAAGAACAGAACAACGTCACTGTCGTTTGCTACAACACTATCAAGCATAATTGGATCAGAAGCTAGTAGAGCATTTACACCCGGAGCATTCTCCAAATATGCAGTGCCACTAGTAGAGAAGTCTGCTCTATTGATTCTAAACATCATATCACGTCTTTGATCTGGTGTCCATGTAATAGAGTTTTGTGACTTGAACAAGGAACCCAAGGAAGGTTGCTTCATTACTCTTCTGGTATTAGACCCTACAAGGAAATCTTCAATCTCGGAAACATATGCTTCATAATTATTAGTGTTAGCAATCAGCACAAATGCATACTGCGTATTACCTTCAACATAAAGGGGTCTTTCAAAGGTAAAGGTAGTCTTTGCATCTTGTCTGATCTTTGCCATTGCATCTTCACCAAGTGCAGTTGCAGTAGCCAAGGAAACAGTATTAACATCATTTGGATTGAGTGTTACAATACTGCCCGGAACAATCTCTTCCTGAGAAGGAACACCATTACGAAGTGGTCTAAGTTCTAATTGAATAGGAGTGTTGTCAGTAGACCCATCAGGCTTATTAGCAAAGTATACATCAATGGATGTGAGATATCCACCATTCTGATTTTGAATCCAGAAAGACTGTGCTAGTGGGTCTCTGTTTCTAGGTCTTGGAAGACGTACAGTTGTTGATGTTGCTCTTCTGCCTGTAGCCACTACATCTTGAAGTGTAACCCTAACACCTTGTGCTTCGTAAGTTGCATGTGCCTGAGAAAGAGCAACGCTTTCATTATTAGTATTTACATCCAAAAGTTTTACTGGTTTAATACCAGCATCAAATCTGAGAGTGTCATTGTTTGGCAAGAAGAATGAACCAGTAACAGTTCCAAATGCATCTGTAGTCAGTGCACCAATACCTTGTGGATGCACAGTGTTATTCTGGAACTGTCCACCACCATAGTTCTGCTCTACATTACCACCACTATCACTGAAAGACTGGAATGCTTCAGGTTTTACATAGTTAGACATGCTTTCATTATCAAAGAACATGAAGTGTTCTCTGTCTGGTGCCAGACCAGTTCCTCTGAAGAATACTTTTCTATGTCTAATAAATGGCAGTAAAGAAATATCTACAACTCTGCGACCAATTAAAGACCTTACGATAGTAGCAGTTGTAATTGTTCTCCGATTAAAAGACCTTCTTGTGGAAGTTCTAGTAGTAGAAGACAGTCTTCTGTCAGGAGTATCAATAAACTCACCTAATTCTAATCCATTGAAAGAAGATAGCGAACCTACTGATGGTTGTGCATCAGTATTAACTGCCTCAACTCTGATAGGTCTTTGGATAAATCTAGCTCTACGTCTTCTTTGTCTAGGAGTTAGGTTTCTACCTCTACGTCTTCTAACTCTGAGCGCTCTTTGCGCTCTAGGTGCCTCAAGGAATACATCCTCTCTCCACTGATCTTGGTCAGGGGATAACTCAAGTTGACCAATAAAACTAATAACCGCAAATGGGTTAATGTTCATTGTTTCTGTTGCAACATTCTGATCAATTTCAAGGACTTCATTATATGAGAGATAGATGAAGTCACCTTTTCTAACAGTGTTAGCAGCAACAGATGCATCAGAATCTACAATCAATCTTACACTGTTTTGTCCAGCACTAGGCATAATTAACTGATTAACAGCATCATGTGAAGCACTGTAATCTGTAGCAAAGATATCAGCAAAAGCTAAGTCTTTGAAATTATCAGCAAAGAAACCATTCTTGAATCTATTATTACCAGCAGAGTCTAGAACTTCTAAAGAAGATGTTTCAAGTTCTAACAATGTAAGAGATGTTACTTCTTCAAGATTGTCAATACGCTTGGCAATGTTACCAATATCACGCATAGTGTATCTTCTGTTATCTACAGGTCTTACACCAAGGTCATCTTCATTATCAGTATATGCGTTCAATGCAAAACTATGAGTGTGCATAGACGTACTTGGCACAGAAGGAATTACTGGATTAACGTTTGGTTGACCAGTAATGTATTGGATATCCCCTTCTTCTGTGACTACAAGAATATCGTTTCTTGGATCATAGTAGGTAATGTCAGCACCAATAGCACTAGTATTTCTAGGTAGTGGTGTAACAAGTGCTTCTGCTCCATCAAATCCAGTAGATGCACTATCCTGCACCCCTCTGAAATCCAGAACATCTCTCAGTTCTACTTCAAAACCATTCTGCATTCTATAGGTAGGAATATCTTCATATGCAACTGCACCAATATACGAGTTACGAGAGAAGAAATCTCCTGCTGTATGCTCAAAGTAATTATACTTGACTTTGACTGTATTGTTTCTAGGTAAAGCCTCACTACCTCTGAGAATTACTCTACCTTTCTGATAGAAGTTATCTCTCTGCCCATCATCTGTAGTTACCTTGGAACTGATATTATTACTATCAAAGTCTAATACTTCCAAAAATTCATAAATGTCAGTGTTTGGCAATTCTGCAAAACGAATGCCATTGCCGTCACTATCCCATGTAAGTGTAGCAGTGCCACCAAATGTCTTTGTCTTTGTTCTTTGAGTAGCACCTGCTCCCAAATCTACATATGCCAGTAACCGATATAATACACCGTCTACAAGTCCCGTGATAGTTACTTGCTTAGAGTCACCTGAAAGAGTTGTATTACTTGGTGTAACTGTAACAACTGCCCCTGAGTCATCTCGCACTAATAACCAAAGAGTTGTATCAACAAAAGTCTCTGTGCCACTCAGTGTAAAGGCAATTTGATTACTACTTGCTGTCTGACTTAAATGTCTTTGAATAGTTAAGTCAAAATCTTCTAGACTAGAAGGTCTGTTTCTAGGAAGATCAAAGAATACGTTATTATTTGTTTCTTGCTGAATTACAGCAATACTGTTAGTATCATCAATTTTAATATTAGCATGATGAGTTGCATCAACACCGATACTTCTAGTATCTCTAAAATTTTGACCAGCAACTAATTGCACATCAAAGATGTAGTATCTATATGTGCCATCACCTTGAGATTCTACCGCTCTAACTTTACAGTTACCAATAACAGTTCCACCCACATCAGCAGCAGTATACAATCTATAAATTTGATTACTGCTAATATCAGGAAGGCCTACAGTCCCTGAAGTTACTACATAGTTACCATAACTTACAGGAATATTTTCGTTTTCAAATTTCTCTGTGCTTCTTGGCTTTTCTACAGTGATAATGCTAGATGCTGGTTTAGAAACTCTATACCCATTTACATATGCAACACCCGGAGATACTTCTAAATCAAGGTAATCTGTTCCAGATTTACTTGGTCTGAACTTAACTTGGAAGTCGTCTACTGTATAACTACCAGACTCTTCTTTGGTTCTTTGTGCAAGTTCATCACCAATGATATTATAGTTATCATTTTCATCAATCTCTTGCTGCATAATACCATTGACAAATCTATTAATAACAATAAAGTTATCAGCAGAGTCTACAAATTCTTGGTTTGCAAGAGTAAGTCTAATTCTATATCTGTCTGCACCCGGTGCAGTTTCGTTGGCATACCCAAGCTGATTATCATAAAGGTCATTAGTATCAGCAACAGTAACAATATCTTCTGCAATCAAGAACCCGACATTTGTAGTAGGGTTGTTACTATACTTACTAATAATAACACCTTGCGGCAAGGACTGTACAAAATGTCCTCTAGTGAAATATCCACCTAAGTTTACGGATACTTTAAATCCTTGACCGACTACAGGGTTCTTTGTAGCAGGAGCAACAGTTACACCTGAACCACCATTGCCAGATTCATCACCATTGTCCAGTGCCTGACCAGCAGAAAATCTGATAGGTGTAGCACTTGAAGTAGCAGTGCCAGCATTAATGTATTTAACGTAAACTGTAGCAGGATCACTACCTGTTTGTTCTACAACTTCAAGAACTTCAGCCTTTACACCATTGCTGGCAGTAGCAGTCAGAATGTCACCGGGGTAAACAGAAGGAGATGCATCAGCAAGTTTAACAAACTCATAAGCATCATCTACCATTAATCCACCGGGGTTTACAACAGCACCTTCCTTAAAGATGTGCCTACCAAGTCTTGCCAGTTCTTTCTGGATGATTGTCTGCGCCTGTGTAAGTTCTCTGGCTTGCAATGCTCGACCAGAGTTAAACAGAATGCGGTGATAGTTATCACTATCTCTGTAGTCATCCTTATAGGTAGTAGCAAATGTATTTTCGTTAAACGTATTTGGCATTTCTTATTTTACCTTTTAAAACTGCACAATCATTTTAATATCTTCCGTGCCGACACTACTGCGAAGGATTGCTGATCTGTTCTCAATATATAGCACATCCCCACTGAAAGGATTAACTTCACCATCAGAATCTGACAGAAAAGCAGCAGCAGTTGTGGTTCCTAACGAATTATCGATAGCAACATCAGCAGAGCTAAATGCTAAGTAACCTGTGTTGTCGTTTTGGTGGTAGGAAATCTGTGGACCATTGACCTTATCTACAAACCCTTTTGCACCAGTGTTATCTCCTACCAAAAGATCGTCTTGCTGAATACCTGTTGTAATAGCAGAATCTAAAGTAAGAATTCTAAGTGCAGAACCAGTAGTTGCTGTAAAATCTGAATCAGCAGCACCATTAGCAGGTGCACGACTAGTAGGAACAGTTGGATTTCTAATTAGTCCTACCTGTCTAAAGTCATTGTTAATGATAAAATCACCTTCGCCAGCTTCCCCTACAATTTTAGCATTGAACATAACTGCCCCTGCTCTAAGGTCTTCTCTAGCATCAGCACCAATACCTTTTTTGGAAATCACAGGTCTAATGACTGCTCCTGTTCCTGTAGAAGTATTGATTTTAATATTAGCAAAATTATATCCAGACCCAATAGGAATAGCAGCAGAGTCATCAATCTCTACTTTTCTAATAACACCAGAAGTAGGGTCAGCAGTCAATTTAGCTCTAGCAAAACTGCCGTTACCTTCAATAGTTACAGTATCACTAATAGCATATCCAGAGCCGGGAGAGATTACCTTATATCCAATGATAGAACCCGTAATAGCAGCATTCTGAACATTTTTCTGTGCTGTTTCAATAGAGGTAAGCGAACCACTACCAACAAATTCTACTGGAATAAAGTTAGCAGAACCAAACTTACTCAATCTCAGAGCAGATTGTGTATAGAGATACTTCCAAATATATCCATCCGCAGTTGCAACACCGGGACCAGAAGTAGTCAGAGTTGTATCAGGGTCTACACTAGAGGGTTGAATTGCTCCTGCATCATCTTTACCTTGCTGTATACAAATATATACTCTGTTTGATGCAGTCATTACATAGTATTGACCATTTGAAGTTGTGGTCTTTTCGTCACTATATGCTTGATAGATTGTGCCAGATGCCCAGTTATATCTAGGAGCAACATAACTAACATCAGTAGTTTTAATAACAGACTGAAGATTTGCACGAAAGTCCCGTTCTTCTCTATCTGTAGGAACTGGTGTTGGTGGTGTATCAGTAATATTCCATTGATCGGACTTACCAATACCAATATAATAGTTGCTTGCTGAATCACCTACATCAGAGATTAATTCTGCTACAACTGTTTTCTTTAAATCATCGGTTACGATTGCTACCATGTTTTTTTACCTACTTTAACCAATTCCAAATTTGCCGAGTTTATCTGAGTCTTTACTAATCTGCCACTGGTCTCCGTCCCAAATTGTTTCGAAGTATCCATTGCCTGTCATTTCCACAAAACCAGAACCACCGTCTGGATGAGCAAAGTATGTTAGACCATTAGGCCATTGGATTGTAACAGTGTTTGCGCCACTCTTGTTAATAATTTTCTTTACTTCACCAACTTCAAAACCTGTCCCAAAGAAATTAAATGTGTGAGAAGTGGATGCATTGATAATGTATACTGCTGCACCTGAGTCGAATACGTTATCAACATGAGTTAAGCTTTGTGTATTATATTTAACTCTACCGTTAAAATTAATTACACCATCATTCTTTGGTTTAATGTTTACTCCTACGTCTGTTCCACCTTCTGCTCCAACAGTTGGGGACGAATCAGTAGAAGTAATTTTTAAGTAGTTAGTAGGTGTGCCATCTGTAGACAATTGAACAATGGGTTGATCACCAGAATCACGAAGAATTGTCTTCATTTTAGGGTCATTCATTGTAAGACCACTAAAAGTTGCGTTAGTTGTTATACTATAGTTACCTGTAGTTAAAGTATCACTATCAATTAACCGTATCCAACCATTTGTGCCATGTGCTGCTACAGCCTTTTCTTCGTCTGTCAAGAACCCAAACATACCGTTATATACAGTAGCAGAAGGAAGTGCAGCAGCATTAGCAAAGGCATTACCAAAATACAGTGTTGCTGCAACACCAGTAGGAGAGTCTGCAAGATCAACGTTTTTGTTTCCTGCTGCACCTTCAATGACTACAATCTCACCAGTCTTGTTAGGGAGACTGACAACCTTATTACTCATAAGAGCTGAGTCTAGCAGTCCTAAAGTAACACTGAAGTTAGAGTCATTGGAAAAAATGATACCAGTGCTATCAAAACTAATATTATTACCAAGTGATGTGCTATCACCACCTAGTGCAGAATAAAGTTCTGTAAAGTTATCATTAATCTTAGTGCCAGCACCTCTAAGGGTATCTCCTGTACCATCATTAGCCGCAGCACCGATTGAAATGTTTTGTCTTGCCATGTTACCTACTCAGTAAATGAATTAATAATATTTATAACAGAATTCTAAGGAACATCAGTCCCTACACTATCATAAAATGGAAAAGCATCTTCGTCCAAGGTTTGAATTGTGTCAGACATAAAGATACGGGTAAGTTCAGAATTAACAGAATCTGCTGAATCATCAAAGGTCAGTGAATTAGTATTTAGGATATCTGCAATAGATGCATAATTACTGTAGGAGTCTCCCATATCACCAATAGTATTATTATAGAAATGAATATCTCTATCAGGGTAGTATCTCGTATCTGTAGCACTATCAATACCTGTAAGGCTAATAGTTGGGAAAAGATTAACATTAGCAGAGAATTCAAAGGAAGTTACAGCAATGTCACTATCTACAATAGCGAGAGGCATACTTTCTGCTATAATAGAGTTTGTCGGTAAAAGTTCAAACAGAGTTTCTGTAAAGATTGCAAACCCTGCTGGATGCAAATAGCTTTTGTAAAAAGAAAACCACTCTGCTGTAGGAATATTAGTTCTCAGTAGAATAGAATACACTTGATAGAAATATGAATCTTGAATAAATCTTAAAGATTCCGCACCAATCTCTGATTGTCCCACAATGAACATAGAATTTCTAGGAAGGATTTGCTCAACATCTGTTCCATAAAACCATCTAAAGAACCCATCAATAGATATTTTAGAACCTTTGGAATTAAGAAATCCGGGGATTTGCAGCAAAGAAAATCTAGGAGAAGGGAATGTATCTGGACTAATTCCGGGAACACGCTCTGCATAAAGAAGGTCTAGAAATTCTTTATCTGTAGAATTAGGGTCTTTAATAGTGAACATTTTCTTGAGGTTGTGTGTCGGTTGCCCATCACTATCAAGATACTCATAGTATGATTTAATAAAATCTACTAGTTTAGGGTATTGCTCTTTAAAATGTTCAGGAACAACTGTATCAACCTGTGGGTCATACAAGTTTGCTTCTAGTCGGTTGAAGTCGGTTAAGGTTCTTTCATTAGACATTTTAGTTAGTCACACCTGTAACAGCAGTTGCAGCATCTACATCTGGAATACCAGATACAAAGTTATTACCTAAAGTCAGCAGAGTATTTCTTAGTGGCTTAAAGTTTGTATCATCAGCAGGAACAGCAGTAATATTTAAGAACCTCGCACCAGAAGTAATAGATTGTGGTTGAAATCCAGTTAATGTTAGAATACCAGTAGTAGGATCATAGTTACCAATATTGTCTGCTACCACTTTACTATTCTGGTCAACAATCTGCAATAAAGTAGAGTGTCCCTTTTTATTTCTAATTGTGCAAACGACATTGTTAAAACTAAATCTATCACTGGTAATTGTAGAATCTACCATTAATGGGGATTGAATACTATTCAAGAAGTTAATAGTGTAGTCTGCTCTAATGATATTATCTGTGTTAGGATTTCTATTTGGAGTAAACCTAGCAGTCATTTTTGTTTCAATTTTAGTCCCAAGAATAGAAGCATCGGCAGTATCAATAGCAGCAGAAAGTTTAGACTTGTGGACTACATCGTTAAATTTTCCAGTGTTCACATCAAAATATGACTGGACAAAATTTCTAACTTTGTTTTCAATTGCCTGTCGTGTAAGATTTGTCAATCCACTATTATATCTAAATGTAGTCGTGGTGTCAAGGTAAATGAATACTGGATCAACAAATTCTGCTTCAATGCCGATTACAGATAATGGATCAGTCAAGTTCTGTACAATCAAAGACTCTGTTGCTAGCTTCTGTGTTTCTGATAAAGTGTCTTCATATACAAGAGAGACTAAAACTTTACCATACTTGGCAGGAATATTATCTTCTCCACCCCATGCATTAATAGATTTAATGCCCGGAACACCGTTAGCAATAACTCCAAGGTAATCCCCAGCAGCAACAAATCTATTTTGGGCAAGGTAAGAAAGTGGAGCATTTTGTCTAATAGATTCAATACCTTCTTTATCTGCACCAAAAGAAGACTTTGCAAATGTAGTAACATTTAGATTATAAGAAACATTGTTTACGCTCAGTGTTCCCGTAGGAGTAAATACAGATGCTCCATTTGCATCCAATCCACTTGTTCTTAAGTATGTAATACGGATTGCCTGACCATTCTCAGGGTTAATTCCTGTAACACCACCTACACCAAAGTTAAACTCCCAGTATCCATTATAGGTTTCTAGTGGAAGATAGAGGGCAGTAGAAGCAGATATAGTGTTAATAACATTACCGCTAGTTGTAGCATTTGAACTGAAGTATGTGGTAAAGGTATCAGAGTTAATATCTTCATATACCTGCACACCAACTGTGGTAAGGTCCAAGTCAGCATCAGGGACAACATATACTTGTCTATCACCTGTAATTTCTGCAATGAATGTCTTGACCGTTAAACTACCTTCAAGAACCGTAATATATGGATTGCCAAGTTGATCTACAAACGTGTAGATACCAGAACCTGTTGTGTCATACCCAATATAATCTACAAGTGTTCTAAAGGTATATGTAACTCCATCAACTGATGCTGTGAATGCTGTTCCAGCTGGAAGTGTCACAGTTGATGGTCTAGAAGCAGCAGACGAAAGATTTACACTAACTGTCAACTGCGCACGGGATGAAGTCTTTGATCTTGGAATATATCCAAAAGAAAGTGATTGGTTTACCAAAGATGTTCTGAGTTGTGCTGTAGGTAAAAATGCTTCATTCAATGCAAAGTTTGCAATCAATCCGTTCAAGTGTGTGTTGTATGCTAACACATCCATGATGTTAGACAGACCAGAACCTTCGAAGTCATAATCAGCAAACTCTGACTTAGACGCAAAGTAAGTCTTTAGAGATGTTTTAATATCATCAAAGTTTAAGTCTGATGGTGTAATTGTGGTTGCCATTCTTATCTAATCCTTGATATGCTAGTATCTAATACTACAATTTCATTGGTGTCTATAACTTGGAATTCCACTTGCACACCTAAAAAATTTCTGTCTGGTTGTTCACTTACTGTAACATCTAGAACCTTTGCTCTAGGCTCATAACGTCTGATTGCAGTTTTTACTGCATCAGAAACAAAGAATTCATTTTCATCAGCAGTATAGTTATCAAATAACTTAGACCTTAAATCTGCACCAAACTTTGGCTGGAAAGGTCTCTCTCCATAGTTTGTCTGCAAGATAGTCTTCACTGATTGCTTAACAGCAGCTGCATCGTTCTTTTTAAACACATCACCAGTAGTTCTAGCAGTGAATGTCAAATCAATGTCACTGTAGTTTCTTTTTCTGGTATTGATAGTAGACGGTCTATTTAAGTTACCGTCTTCAATAGAGAATGCTTTTCTTACTGCCATATGACTACTTTTTATCCGGTTGTTATCTTATTTATATTGAAAATGACCTAATCCATCTTTAATCAGTGTCCTAAAATTAATATCAGTGCGAACTCTTCTTTCAAAGTTCCCCCTGTAGTAATAATCAACACTAGGCATTACAACAATAATTTCTGCATGGTATTCTCTTGTAGGGTCAAGAAATTCAATATTGTCATGTCTATTTGCATAGGGGTCTTCTGGCAAAGGGTCCATACTATCAAAGTGTAAAACTAATCCCTGAAACAAATGATTGTCTTTCCAGTAGTTAGCAAGTTCAAATGTAGCAACAGGATCATTCTTACCTTTGTTATCTAATACTTCATAGACTACTGCTCTACCTTTAGTCTGTAAGTCTCTAATGTCCCCAGATACTAAAGTTTCACTATCCTGCTTCTTTACCAGTCCATCACTAATAAAGATACTGTGGTTTCTAAATCTTGCCTGACTTCTAAACCCTTGAATTAATGGAACTTGACAATAAAGATTTTTAGCAACTTCTTTTCTTTCTGTCTGTGAAAGGTGATTAAGAGTGCCTTTACTTCCAGATGCATTGCTAAACATAGAAAGGGGAATACCCTGCCCTAGCTTTGTTCCTGCATTAATAGTAGGAAGTTTAAGAGGGTCATATACAGGATCAGGTAGAATTGCCTTTAGTGCAAAGTTTTCTTTATATCTTCTAGGAGTTTTGGATTTAATCAAAGAGTCCTTTGAATATTTAGTTCCTGCCATACTACCAAAGTATGTGCGAAGTCTTTTAGCTAGAGGAATAAAGTAGTCTCCACCAATAAGGTTCTTGGCAAATGCTGCTCCGACAAGAACACCGTCTTCTCTGTTATTGGGGTCTCTGAGGAAACTTCTAACTTCTCTAGGAGAGAGTTTATTAATATTAAACTTTAGCATTTATAACCACCCTTTACTATTACCCAAGTCATAGGCACTAGACCATCCATTATCTGACAGACTATACTTACCACCTTTTTCATGACTGGACATTGCCTTAGCAAGTTTGATTGTCCCTGCCTTGCTGCTAGTATAGAATGAAACATTCTTGCTGGTATCAATGCCTTGATTCTGAAGACTTGTCATATAACTATCAACATTGTTTCCACCAGACCATGTGCTAACAGCACCTCTGATAGATTCGTTTCTGTAATATTTACCTTCTTTCAGCAGAGACATTTGTGCAGCTGCACCACCTTCTTTTGTAGCAAACCCAGCAATAGAATGTCCACCACCAATACGGTCATCATTTGACACTGCTCCATACTTCTCTTGCCATGATGCAGGATACATACCACCCGGATTGTTATATCTTTCAGTAGCAGGATCATTTGGATTAAAGTCTCCAATACCCCCTCTACCTTCTTTGGTAGTTGTAGTTGGGGCAGGATCGTCACTAAACGTATCTGGTCTTTGTGCTGTGTTTGAGGAAGACCCTGAAGACTGAACTTCGCTCTTGACACTTGTGGAAATCTTAGTATCATCAACATCAATGTTACGCACACCAAGTGTCTGTGTTTTAGTCAGACCTTCTGTTAAGTTTGCAGTTGTTGGCATAGCGGTTTGTACTGCATCAGGATCAGTGTCTGTAGCATACCTAGCCCTCTCTGCTGTGCCAATAACATCACCATGATAGGTCTTGGCATACATTACCATATTCTGACCACCAAAGGTGCCTGTATTGCCTACTACTGAAGTGCAGAGACCGATTAATCTGTTAGTCATAGCAGAACTAGTCATAGTTCCTTCTGCTGTCAGCCTCATATCATCACCAGCAAAAATATCAATATTATCTTCTGCTGTAATTCTTGTGTTCTTTTTGGAAACAAAATAACTGTTTCCCATACTTTCCATAGTATAGTCACCCAAGACAACTTCTGATTTACTTCCCTGTGTGGTGACAACTCTATCACCTACAAAGTTTTCTATCTTCTCTTGTCTGATTTCCTCTACCTGCTTACCAGTAGTCGTTACAGTAAAGTTAGTGCAAGCAATGTTAAAGTCACCATCTACATTTAAGTTCAAGTTGCCTTTGTAATGAACATCACCATTACCATTCACAATCATTACAAAATCATCACCAACTAATTGAACTTGTCTGCCAACAGAGTTTAACAATAATGTAGTTGCATCCTGTGCATTAGGATACATTTCAATGCCACTACCATCTTTGTGAACATAAGATAATCGTTCACCACCCGGAGTATCGTCATGCTCAACTCTATGCCCAGAAGAAGTTTCTTCTACTTTATTGTAGGGATACTTAGGTTGCCAATCGTTCTTTACTAACTCAAGGTTTTCTGTGCCATCAGGAAGTTGCACATATGGTTCCCATTCTTCTCTGGCGGCCTTGTTAGTAGTTGCATTACCAATATATTCTTTGCGTGGGAATTCGCTATCCGGGTCTTTAAATCCTGTGGACATTATCTAAACCCTCTTCTTCTGCTTTCACCAATAAGATCATAGATACTCAAAGACCCTTTGGCTCTAGCATCAGCATTTCGTAATGTATTTCTTTTACCAAAACTTGTTTCCACATATCTAACAGCATCAAATCCCGGATCAGGAGCATTAGGGTTAATATCAGAATGCCCAAATACTTGTCCTCCCGGAAGAATTGTATAGAATACTTTTAAGAATGCTCTTAATGTTTTCCATTGATTAGGAGAACAAGTATCAATATCGTATAACCCATCTTTCATACCACCTACCATAGCAATACTAATACTAAATGGCACATGAATATCTACAGGAGTAAACGGGGGTTCTTCATTAATGCCTTTATTAATTTGAATACGACCGTCTCTTAAAATAAGAAAATGATAGTTTATGTCTAGTTGTTCATAGGACTGCTTATACCAGTCACGCAACCCATCTCTGTCAAGATTCTGCTTGAAGTCTGTATGAGTATTACATATAATTGCTTGGGTATACTCTCTTCTGGAAGACCTGAGATATGCTTCTACTTCTTCTGAGGTTTCAATATAATCACCCGGCTTAGCATTCAACGCATCAAATACAGGTGAAATATCATCACCTATAAAATCAGCAGATAAAGTTTTTGAGTTAGGATCAAACCTATCTGCAAAGTTAACTTTTCTTTTTACTGTTGCAATTGGATCACCTACTGCCATTATCTTTTAGCCCTTCTAATACCTTCAAGCCTATCGGTAGAGTATTTTTTAATACTCACACTGTCACCTTGGTTACCACCAAGAATATTTAATGTCCCATCAGCATTTACAGACTGAACAAATCCAACATGACCTCTCCAGTCTCCGGGGGTTCCCCTATCAAATACTGCAATGTCACCCGGTTTAACATTTCCAAGTCCATTAGAAACATCTACACCCTGTCCCCAGTTCAGGAACGACTTAGCGTTAAGTCCACCTGTAGGTTGCAGACCTGTAGAAGCTACTACAGAGTTAGCAAATGCTGCACACCATGCGGTCTGCGCAGGATTAATAGTAGTTCCTGTAGATGCTTCAAAGAACTGTCCCAGAACAGCAGCATGCGCAGGATTATTTTCATTGGCACCTAAGAATGCAGATGCAATATCAACGGGGTTAGATGCAGCAAGCATACTATCAACATCTACACCAGATGCTCTTAGGTTATCAAACGTCGCATCTAAAGTATCCCCATATTCAAATCCTTCAATAGAAGAGGGATCATCAATACCAAGAGCATTCAAAATATCTTCTTGTACTTCTTCATTGGTAGCTGCATCAAATTTTGCACTTGACTCTGCATTTCCCGCATCACCTAAATTTTGCGCAGAACTATTACCACTTGATCCACCACCTGTGTTATTGCTATACTTTACATTCTGACTGGATGCATAGACCATACTAGCATTACAAAACATACTAGAGAGTTGTGTGGAATATGTCCCAGTTCCAGAAGATACTGTAGTTCCGTCTTGCTCTGTGAGTTTACTAGATTTAGATGATCTACTAGCATCTTCAAAAGCTCCAGTCTCTGCTCTGGCAGCACCGGGTGGAACACCATTAGGTGTTAATGACTTATTAGAACCACCTTCTTGTGAACTGTTTGTTCCGGGTGGTCCGTAATTAGGTTGGTCTTCATGCTCTACTTTTTCGTTACCAATAATCCTACTAGTGATTTCTGACTTAGATTCAAATGTAGGGTCTTCTTCAGTCTTGTTAACCTGATTTTCTAAAATTCTACTAGTAATCTGTGCCTTTGATTCAAACTCTGGTCCTTCTGGTCCACCATAGTCTACAGTAACATCTACAGTTGGGTCTGCTAAAAAAGAAAGGTTTGGAGCAGCAATACGATCTCCCACATCTTCATTAAATTGATTTGGCATTATGCAGTATTCCTTTCTAGAAAGTCATATGCAAGATTAACAGTCTTATCAATATTCGCATTGTCTTTTAATATATATTCGTGAATTAATTGTGCAGCTTTCTCAATAGTTTCTGCATTCTTAAGTTCTGATCCACGCAGTTCTGTATTCTCTTCAAGTTGCTTTAGAAGATAGTCAGCCTGAACTCCAGAGTCATTCATATCTAAGTTTCTAGAAAAACAGTATGCTCTAAATCCTAGAAGCATTAGTCCACGAAACTTAAAAATACCAAACACTTCTTCTGAAGGAATGTAGACACAACCTGCATAGGGAGAAGGTGTAAACTGTGTTTCAGCAGAAGTGGGTCTAAAGTTTTTTTCAGGTGTATATTTAGCCATCTGTAACTCCTATATTGAACCAATTGCAGCAAGTGAAGAAGCAGCCATAACACCATACCCCTTTTCCATTGCTTTCTGCATCATAATAACACCACCAGAATATTCTGCTCCCCACAAGTCATCATCAATCTTGACTGCACCTGTAGTATCACCTGTGCCTCCCAGCTTGCTTTCAATCTGTGCTGGTTCAATCTTATCTTCAGGAGTAATATCTTTTCCGGGTTCTTGTTCAATTTTTGGAATTGATCCAAGCACTAGCAGGTTCTGTGAATGCCTACCATCCATGAATACTCCGAATACCATAGCACCTTGTTCAATTCCTGTAGGACTTCTACCTACACCTGATACTCCACCATATGTTCCGGGAACAAGAACAGTTGCCCAAGGTAACTTCTCTGTGGGAATCTCTGACAAGTATGCGTTATGTGTTCCATAAACCCTTACTCTAACTCTACCAAGTTTTTCAGGATCATTTTTATTATCTTCTACAATACCGATAAACCATCTGGTGCCATCACCATAATATTCTTTTTGTATGGTTTTGTATAAATCTGTCATACCAAGTTAACCTTTTCGCCACCAAGATTACTATTAGTACTAGTTTTGGTTGCTGTCACAGTTGATGTCAATCTATTATCAAAGATAGTATACATGACTTTTTGAATTAAATATGTTCCAGAACGTTTCTTATCTTTCATCTGCTCTGGTGATACTTTTTCTTCTGCTGGAATATCTTTGGTAATATAAACATCCACACATTTACCGAGTTTATCAAACCCTAAATCAATTCCATTTACAGCAAAGTTAATAGGTTGCTGATCCATAAAGTTATAGATACCTCTTGATTCTGCTTTCTTAAGATGCATATCAACATCTTCTTCTTCTAGGAATGAATACATGTCATCAAAAAGTTTTCTAGTAGCAACTTGACTTGTATAGGTATTCTGCCCTTCATGGAAAGCTCTACCTATTGTAAAGTCTGGATCATAGTTGTATTTGGTAGAACCATTCTTGTTAGGTAATGCTCCAAATGGTTTTGTAAAATCATACTTAACTTCTTGACCACCAAATTCATATGTATCAATAAAGTTATAATACCCACCATATACATTTTTTACCATTGCAAACAAGGTATCTTCATTGTTAGGAATACTGTAGTTTACAATTTTCTTTTTTAGGATTGCTGCATCTTCAGCACCACCCGGACTAGTGCTACTTGTTCGTGCAAAAATATAAGGGTCGTTATTGTTAAACGCATCTTGATTCAACAAAGTCTTTACATCTTTTAATTGTAATGTATCTTCAGACAAAGTAGAATAGAATAAAAATGGCATTCCTTCATCAGTAGAACACCTAGATACCATCCAGTTTGCTGCTTCTAATGGTGATATAGTGAATGGAAATACTACTCTCATTTCACTCTGTGTTACACTTCCTTCTGGTGTAACATCCACACCTAATTGTTCCTGACAAACAGTTTGGCAAATCTGGTCAGGTTTACCTTCATATACTTTACTGAACCTAGTACTATTACTAAGCATAGCATGTTCTTCAATAAGTTTTACAATAAATCCTGATTTGTCGTCACCTAATTTCTGTCCGTATTCAATACCCATACAGACAAATTCTTTATTAAAGATTATATTTTCATCTTTGTCAATTACGACAATGACAACTCTTTCTTGTCCCTGAAAGTGCACAGCATTAGATGCGTTAGCAGAATCAATAATTACTAGCTGTGCAGTAATATAGGGCAAGGAAATGTTTTCAAATAAAGAAACTTGCAAAGTAATAAGTGATATCTCAGATAGTCCATATCTAGGAGATTCAACAAATACTCTAGTAGTTCCTACATATGATGGATGGTGTCCTTCATTACTCATTAATAACCAGAACCTCCAGATACAGTATTAGATGGAGATGCTGTAGGAACAGATGAGTTAACAGATGCACTAGTTGTAAAGGTAGAATTTCCAGAAGCATTACCTGATTTAAATTCAACATCAACATTAGGGTTTTCGATAAGAACTTTTCTTGTCTGCTTATCAAGTTCTTCTACTATATTAGGTTTTAGAACTTTAATCGTTCTCAACTCATCATTTTCTCTTACATATCTTTCAAGGAAAGTAACAGGAGTAATTGTAGCAGGAACAAGTGCATCATAGTTAGAAGCAATATATGTTTCATATTCATTCTGCACAAAGTTAAATGCATCATTTGTTGTAGATGTGGTGTCTGTTGTTTTATCAGATAGAAATGGAGATGAAGATATTGCTGATCCAGTAACCCCTATATTCTTATATGCAACAAAGTTTCTTTCATTAAGGTCTTCAGGGTTATTAGCAACAATATTATCAAATTCTAATCCAGCATACGCACCGCCCAAAACACTTCCAAGGTCAACATCAACATCTGATCTAAATTCAAATGAAAGATATTGCGGCACTCCCCCATCTACTCCATACAAGTCTAGTTGGTTATCTACTAAACTAAATGTATGGTAGACAATAGAAGTAGGAGGGGTTCCACCAGATGCTGCAATAGAGTTTACAATCGCTGCAAACTGTAATCCTACAGCAGTTACTCCAATTCCTGTGAGACCTAATACTCCACCTAAAAAGTTTGTTTGCCAGTCAGCAATAGTATACTCTGCGTCTGTAGTGAATTGTAATTGAATTGCACCAGCAAGAGCAAGCGCAGAGCCACCCGGAATAATATTTCCTAATATTGCTTGCGTTGTTACTTCACTCAAACTGAAGTCTGTGTAAATAGAATTCAGATTGGAAATTCTAATCTTATCAATAATAAAGTTAGATGGGTCATTAGCATCTACGCCATTCCATCTTACTTCATAAGATACTCTCTGAATAAAAGGTGCACGGGCAGAAATATCTACATGTCTTCCGTCAACATCTTCATAGTGATGCTTTGCATTATATTCCTCAGAAGATGCATCAATTATAATAGCCCTAACAGCGTCATTCTCTGTAGTAGAAATAGTTTCTGATGCTTGGAAATCCGCAGTGCTGGTTTGATTTACAATAATCTGCCCTAAGTCTGGTAGTCTTCTAAGAATAGTTCCTGTTGCACCAGAAGTAGTTCCCGATATATTACTTCCTACCAAGAACTGAGTTGACAAATCTGCTCTAGTAGTCAGTGTAGTATGTGGGTATTCTTTTTTTGCTTTATTTTCAATCGCACTATTTGTGAGAGGCCATCCTCTTCTTTTTACTTCATCATTTAATGCAAAGAATGTCCAGTAATAATCTGCATTATCATAAAGTGTATAGGATACTTGGTCTGGCCTATCACCGTTTCTAATATAGTATTCTTTGTAAAAGGAAATATCATCTTTTACACTATCAAGAATATCAACATAAGCTCCTACATCAGTGAATTCTGTTGCAGTAGAATTATTAGTAAACGGATATTTAACTCTAGGATAATTTGTAAAGTATGCCATTAGAAACCTTCTTGGATATCTGGTTTAGCAAGTGGTCTTTCCTCAACAAATCCCAGTGAAATTTGAGTTTCGTTAAATTTACCGTCTTTAAAGAATGAAGAAGACCTTGGGTTAAAGACAGTGTTAACACTCTGCAAATAACTATTGAGAATTTTTGGTGGTTGGGTCATATCATTATCACGATACTTCATAGTAATTTCAAAATGATTTGGGAACCTATAGGCGTATCCACCTGAACCAACAAAATCAGGATATGCATTTTCTCTAAAGAAGTCTACAATACCTTCAATTATATCACCTTCTGCTTTGCTGGCAGGACTTAACATAAAAGAGAATCCAAAGTTACGAATACCAACATCCCTAAACACAGACCTTTTATGTGGGTTAGCAGTAGTACCACTACCCAATGCAATACCAGCTGAAATTGGTTGTGAAGATACTCCCTGTGCTAAAAGAGAAGCAAATGGTGCAGCATTCTCTTTCATCAATCCCATGACATTACTGCCTAACTGGTCTCTAGATTTTAGAGCATTAGCAGATTGCTGCTGAATATTTGCCATAGCAGCATTTCTTAGAGCAGGATCAACTGCTGTATTTGCGGCGTCTCCTGCAAACTGTGTAACTTTCATTGCTGCCATTCCAGCAATACCCAAGTTTGAATTGTCATAATTAATCTGGTCATTAAAAGTAAGTGCTTCTGGCATATACAAAATGCACTGCCCAAAAGAACTTCCATCAGCATCTTTTGCTTGAAAGATCACCTTTGCTTCATATTTTTCATCTTCTACAAGAGGAAATTTTAATCCACTAGCCATTAGTGTTCCTATAAATATTAAATATTATAATTATTTATATGGTGTTTATGAAAACTTACAAAGGTAAATATAAAGTCAAACACCCTGAAAAGTATGATGGAGACCATACAAAGGTTATTTATCGTTCTTATTGGGAAAAGTTTGCTTTCAAATGGGTTGAAGACCAAACTAATATTAAATCATGGTCTTCTGAAGAGACTGTAGTTCCTTATCTTAGTGCAGTTGACAACAAATATCATCGGTATTTTGTTGATTTGAAACTAAATAT